TTAATAACGGTGTCTATTGGTAGGAGTGCCAAATGATATATTTGGTGATGATGCTTTGTTTTTATTATCTATTGCAGGAAGTGCTATAGGTATTGTAAATTTTATCCCTGTCGTTATAGAATTTTGGCCATCTGTATTTTTATTTATTCCTCCGCCGATATATGCAAGCATTACACCAATCCCTGCTTTTGTTGCTTCGCTTGAAGATGAGGCTAAAGCGACCTCAAAACAAATATTTTGTACAGTCCTTACATTATTATCAATATGAGTAACCATTACATCACCCTTTTCAATATTGGCGGGATTTACAATTGCGTCATATTCGGCTGATTCGGTCTGGGCATCTCTAACTCCGGTAATAATCTGAAGTAATGTTTCTTTAATAAATTCTTTGAGTTCCATTTTATATCTTATATCTTTTTCCAAATTGTTATTCTAAACGTATCACGCCGGCAACGATGGCGATGCCGGTTATTTCTTCTTTGGGTATCTCGAATGGTGGATACTCTTTATTGTCAGATATGGCAAGGATATGATCATTGTCGTTACCCTCTTTTATCCTTTTTACTAAAATACCTTGTTCACGGGTGGCAATAACATGGCATTTATTCCACTGGATAAACCGGCTTTCCTTAATGATCGTGCAGGCGACCACATCGCCGGAATTATATTTCGGATACATGGATGATCCGGATATCTCAATCATGAAGTCTATTGTGCGAAACCTGAATTTAGGCACTACATAATATTCTTTTACGTCTTGCTCTTGAATACTGAATTCTGAATTACCGAAGCCGGCAACGCTTAACTGATTGACTAATGGGATGGGTTTAATGTCACAGTTTAGTCCTAATTCTTTTAATGCAGATTCCTCATTACTTACTTTTTGTGCTAAATTTCTTTCTTTAAGCATTTCTCCCTTACCCGTAAGAAGCCATTCGGAATTCAAATCGCTATACGTATGTAGTATTTTCGCAATACTCTGAACAGACAGGCCGCGCCCTCCTTTTCGCTGTTTCCCCAGTGAGCCAACAGGCAATCCACATTGTACGGTAACTTTATTATCGTTTAACCCTTTGTGATCAATATATTTATCAAGCCTATCGAAAAAATCTCCGCTCATATTGGAAAATATCTATAAAAATATTTTGTAATGTTGCGATATGTCTATATATTTGCATATCCTTTCTGTTTAGAAAGTGGCGATAAAGGTACAAAAAATTTAATAAATACAGATATGGGTGAGATTTTAACAAAACATGGCGACCGACAAGAACTGGCAAAGATATTTAATGTCAGTATTGTAACGATTCGTAGTGCCTTAAAAGGTAGAACGAAAAGTCCGCTTGCGCAGCGGATCAGAAAAGCCGCTATCGAACGTGGCGGCGTGGAAGTTGAACTTAATAAAATCAAGCGACTATGAAAGCGAAAATCATTCTTGTAAATTTTATGCTCAGTTTTATTGGGCTGAGTATCGACACGGAAAACTCGCCGTTCTGGGCAGGACTGGTAGCCATCGCTTGGTTCCTTATCTCGGGGGCGATCTTAATCCGGGCAGATCGTCGTGGCGCTATGGATAATTTGAAACGTAAATTTAAAATAAATGACTTATGAAAACAGAAACAGAAAGCGTATTCATGCAAATGCACAATGGAACACGTACTGGCGAGGGTTCGTTTTATGTCGGACTACAAAAGCTATTCTATCTTGCCGATCAATCAAATAGACGAAAGCTGGTGGAGGCGTTCCCTGATTTTTTCGGAGATGAAGTTCCTGAATTTGGCATAGCCAATACGGAAGATGGAATTGACAATTTGAAATCATTAATGATGAAAAAATATCGCCAACTTGGCCGTGAATGGGCGCAGGTTGATTGGCAGATTGAAGTTGAAAGAATAACGAATCCCGGGCATGATTTACAAAAAAGACGGAATAATCTCGAAGCTATTTTCCGATTCGTGGAAGAGTTACTTCCTGGAGTTGCGGATTCCTAAACGGTTCTCGGCGGGGTTCGATTCCCCGCATAGGAACAATTTATAACACACATGTACTATTATAACAACATATTAGTTTTTGAGGCCGAATGGCTGATTGATAATGGCATTATGTCAGATGATCAATACAGAAATATGGCGAAAAGACATCAAATAAACGTTGTTCGCCGGGGTTGTAGAAATACTCCCGCCCTGGTGGCTTATGATAGTATTCCGGAGCGGTTTAAAGATGCGATAAAAAATTTGATGAAGTGTGATCCTTATGAAGCGGCTCGCGTAAATGAAATAGAAATAAGGATAAAAGACAATGCCGAGGCTTCGAAATTCTTTGAGGATTATTTATTGGCTGATGGACGTAATTTACCTAAAGAAACACGCATCGAATATTACACTAATGCGATCGTGCTGGATGCTATCAGTACACTTTTAGCTGACAGAAAATCCTTCCGGGCCGCTCGCGGTACTCGTCTACCCCGCAAATGGGACGACATTGCTGTAGGTGTACAAAACCTTGACCGGACGAAATACCCGCACACCCTTCCTGCCAACGCGCGTCGTTTGGAGGACCGATACAAACGTTACAAAAAAGAAGGATTGGTTAGCCTTATACATAAAAACTTTATGAATATCAACGCCGCAAGTGTGGATGACGAAGTTAAGGAAAGTTATTTAGCTGAATTACTTGCGGCACCTAATAATCTCGACAATTCGCAAGTAGCGCGACTCTATAATATGATAGCGGGCCAGATGGGATGGAAACAAATTACCCGTGCTGCGGTAGGGGTATGGCGTAAAAAACTCGAAACAACTATATACGCACGGCGTCGCGGATCGGTGGCTTTCTCGAACACAAAAGCGATGCAGGTAAAACGCTCCGCTCCGAATGATCCGATGATATATTGGACGCTTGACGGTTGGGATGTAGAATTACTTTATCAGAAGGTAACCATATCGAAATATAAGGATAAAGCAACTGGCGAAACGAAAGAACGGCAAACGATAACCTATCACCATCGACCGACCGTTGTCGTAGTTTTGGATGCTTGCTGTAAATATCCGATTGGATACGCTGTCGGAACGCACGAAACCCCGGAACTCACGAAAGCGGCCCTTCGGAATGCGGCCCAACATACTGCCCAGTTGTTTGGAAAAATGTATCGGGCAAATCAGCTACAAAGTGACCGCTATTCCATTAAAACCCTTACGCCTATTTATGAGGTGATGGCGAAAAAGGTTACACCGGCGCGTGCTAAGAACGCAAAGGCAAAGATTATTGAGCCTTATTTCAATTCAATCAATAAAAAATGGTGCCAAATGCTTCCTAACTGGTCGGGATTCGGCATCACTTCGGATCGTGATAAACAACCGAACACGGAATATCTGAATAAGTATAAATCATCGTTTCCGGATTTTGAGGGTGTATGCACGCAGGTTGAGATGATTATACAACGTGAGCGGGACGAAAAGATCGAAAAATACATGGAATTATGGAATTCTATGGATGAAAGTAAGAAGATCGAATTGTCGCAAGAAAGTTACCTGCTGAACTTCGGAGAAACGACCGGACGCACGATCTTGCTTCGGGGATCGGGGCTCCATCCGACTATTTTGGGCCAACGGCGCGATTACGATTGCTTCGATGTTCGATTCCGTGATTTCGCTTCTGAAAAATGGAAGGTGATGTATGATCCGGACGACCTGTCGCACGTGCTCGCCGTAAATGATGACGAAACGCGGCGCTTTGTTCTCGAAGAAAAGTATGTGCAACCAATGGCACTGACTGATCAAAAAGAAGGCGACAGTGAACAGTTGAAACGTGTACGCGACTTTAACAAAGGATTGACCGATACTATGATCGAACGCGGAACGAAGTCGATCAACATCGTCAGGCAACATATTCAGGAAACCCGCTCTATTGACGACGAAACACTTAAACGCATATTGATAACGGACAGTGCCGGGCAGCATAAAAACGTGAAAAGCCAAGCGCGCCGGCTTAAAGAATCGGCTATTGATGCAGTAGAGATAGACGATATTCACACCGAAAATGTAAGCGATAGGTATTAAAATTTTAAATAACAATTGTATGAAAAAAAGGACTTTAGACAAACAAGGAATTGTAAGCCGGCTGCGCGAATATTGCGCGAAATATGACAGTCAGAACAAAGCCGCCGCATCACTTAAAGGCGTTAGTTCGGCGACTGTGTCGCAAATGGTGAATGGAAACTGGGAACTGATTAAGGATGAAATGTGGCGTAATGTAGCGGCACAAATCGGCTACACTGCCGAGCAATGGTCGGTGGTAAAAACAAGGAATTTTAGCGAGTTGATGTTTATCTACGGTGACGCACAGGAAAACAGCCTTGTCTTGGCGGTTATCGGGGATGCCGGCAGTGGAAAAACGTTTGCTGCGCGCTACTTTCAGGAGACAAATCGGCGGGCATATCTTCTTTGCTGCAATGAGTATTGGAATAGGAAACTTTTCCTTGCCGAGTTGCTTACCGTGATGGGTAAGGATTACAGCGGTTATACGGTCGGCGAAATGATGCACGAGGTGGTTTCGGGACTGAAAAAGCAGGAAACCCCGCTTTTAATTTTGGATGAAGCAGACAAATTGAGCGATCAGGTACTGTTCTTTTTTATCACCTTGTATAATCAGTTGGAGGATGAGTGCGGAATCGTCCTGCAAGCGACAAATCATCTTGAAAAACGCCTGAAACGCGGTATTAAGCTGAACAAAAAAGGGTATAACGAAATTTGGAGCCGTGTCGGGCGCAAGTGCGTGAAGTTGTCGGGAGTGTCTGCGGAAGATATCGCTTCCGTGTGTGCTGCAAACGGCGTAAACGACACTAAAACGGTCGATCGTATAATTGATGATTCTGAAAGTGATTTACGGCGGGTGAAAAGGCGTATCCACGCGAGTAAAAAGTCTGCTTAAACGATATTTGAAAGGTATTTAAATGGCACGATTGAAACGGGCATTAAGCGTTAGCGACATTCAGTCATACAAACCCACCGTATTGGATTTTGAGGGCGAATGGTTGGCGAGTTTCGGTCGTCCAGAGTTGACCGGTGCCTGGCTCATGTGGGGACCGTCCTTTTCAGGCAAGACGCGAATGGCTTTACAGTTGGCAAAATACCTCGCTCGCTTCGAGCGTGTCGCTTACAATTCTTTGGAAGAGGGCCTTTCGATGTCGATGCAGGAAGCAATTATATCGGTTGGGATGGCAGAAGTTTCGCGCAACTTCATCCTGCTGGACAAAGAGCCCATCTCGGAGTTGAAAGAGCGGTTGCGACGCCGGAAAAGCCCTCGCGTGGTGATTATAGATAGCGTGCAGTACACCGGATTGACGTATTCCGATTATGTATCGCTAAAAGAAGAGTTTCGAAACAAGCTGTTTGTGTTTATTTCCCATGCGGACGGCCGGGAACCAAAGGGCAATGTCGCGAAGAGTATCAGGTATGATGCATTTGTGAAAATATCGGTGAGGGGCTACGCGGCGGAGATCATGTCCAGATTTGGCGGTGGAGAGAAATTTATAATATGGCAAAAGGGATACGATAACTTTGATAAATTTAATTAGATGAACGGATTAATGGAAAAACAACAAAAAGTATTGCTCAAGAAATTTCACACGCTTCTTGGCAAAGCGGGCATCGGCGAAGAGGGCAAACGCGAGCTGCTTGCCACGTATGGTGTGTTCAGTTCCCGCGACCTATCCGCGCGCGACCTATTGGACTTGTGTGACAGAATTGACAGGATGATGCGCCCCGATGCTGCGGAATTGGATAAATGGCGCAAACGGGTGATTGCGGCGATTTTCGGATGGCGCAAAGCAATGGGCGATACAAGCAGTATGGCAGAAGTAAAGGCGATTGCCTGCCGGGCAGCGGAGGCTAAATACTATAATGCGATACCCCTCGATCGATTGCGTTCGCTTTACTATGCTTTCAGCAAAAAAACAAAGGACTTGGAGTTTGTCGAAAAGCTGACGATCGACGAGTTAGATATTAAGACTTGGGTAAACTGATTTTAAGATGGCGTACAATAGAAGAAACTTTTTAACACGTGTATTGGAAATGCAGATACTTGTTTTGCGGGTGCAAAAGGAGCATAAGGGCATTCCCTATACGGTTATTTATCGGGATTATGTAGAGGCGCGTTTTCGGATATCGTACGCGACATTCAATAATTGGTTAGGCATACCGGCAAAACGGGAGTTGGAAAAATTGGATAAACAGGACGATTATGAATGCAAAACAGAAACAACGGCGGAAGTATAAGCTTCATTACAACCTGCGCCGGAAAGGAAATACGGTTGTAGCGCGTGAAAAGTTTGTCACGAAACGGGCAAAGGAGGTTTCTCCGACTGAAAAGAAGTGGTTAAGCGAACTGATCGCTTTCGGTTATTGTGTCGGGGACGGGTTATTTACCCCCCCCTACTATTAATAAATTACTAATTGATTAAATATATTTTATATGACAACGGAAGAAAGACTTTTAGAACTTAAAAAAATGGGTGATGGGATTGATACACTTGATGAAAATGAAGCAATCGTACAGATTATAACGGTTAAAGGGCGATTTTATCCCCTTATAAATGGAGACTATACCGCTATACAGGCTTTAATGGAGGCTGCGTACAGATTATTCCCGGACTTTAAAGACATTATCGATGATATTGTAAATGGAGAGTCTGTAATTAAAGAACTTAAAACAGACCATTTGAACAAATAAATTATGGAAAAGACAATTGATTTAAGTAATGTTTCGGCTGCCGAATTAGAAGCGTTGCTGAAACGAAAAAAGGAAGAGGAGCATAAGGCCGAACTGGCGAAGCGCGATGCCTATGAGGGCATCCGGGCGCAACTCATACACGCGGTTATGCAAAAAGTGGAAGGAGTGACGAGTGACGTGGAAAACCTGCATGATTTTGTGGTTAACGAAACAGACAGTTTTAAAGCCGTGATGGCCGAGTATGGACAGTTAAAATATTCGGGACAGATGAGTTTCAGGATACAAAACGAAAATTACCGCATTGAGGTAAAAAGTAACAAGGTGAAGAAATTCGACGAACGTGCCGATATCGCCGCGACTCGGTTGATTGACTTCTTGCAAAAATGGATTAAACAATCCCAAAAAGGGACAGACGATCCGATGTACCAACTCGCGATGGTTTTACTCGAACGGAACAAACAGGGTGATTTGGATTACAAGAACATAAGCAAATTGTACGACCTCGAAAACCGCTTTAACGATGCTGAGTATTCAGACATTATGAAGCTATTTAAAGAAAGTCATTTGGTCGATGGCACCGCTACGAATTACTATTTTTTCAAACGCGACAAACAGGGCGTTTGGCGTAAATTGGAACCGAGTTTTAACAGATTATAAATAACAAATGATGAAAACATTACAGATTACTGAGTCAAATGCGCGTAAGTTGTACAATGATGCAACACCGGAGTTTAAAACAACATTGGAAGATACTTTCGGCAAGGAATTTTTCTCACAGAAGATTACCGATCGCGTGAAAACGTACAGGGACGCCTGCCATGAAACGGGCGAAACGCCGATTATCGAGGAAAACATGAGGGTAGCCGGTTTTACAGAGGACGAAATAAATTACCGGAAGCTTAAAACAATCACGAAAGCCTTAAACGAGGGCTGGGTTCCCGATTGGACTGACGATGACGAATCAAAATGGATCCCGTGGTTTGGGTGGTCCTCTTCGGGCTTCGCGTTCTGCGATACGGATTGCAGCTACTCGCATACGGATGCGGGTAACGGCTCGCGCCTTTGCTTTAAAAGCGACGAATTAGCCACCTACGCCGGCAAGCAGTTTGCCGACATCTATAAAGGGTTTATGTTTTAACAATTAATATTTACACACAATGAAAGAAAAAGAAGTAAAAAGAGATGTAACCGAAAGGGTGAAAACTTTCGAAGATGCCCAAGCTGAGACGGGGCGCCCTGGCGTACCGGAATTTTCCGATGTTCCGGAGGACATGCGGCCCTATTTCAAAGCACAGTATAAGATTGTGGTGATTGCCCAGGCCCTTAATGAGGGATGGAAACCGGATTGGACGAACGGCAATCAGAAGAAATGGGTTCCCTGGTTTGGGTTGTCCTCTTCGGGCTTCGCGTTCGGCGTTACGGTTTTCAACTGCTCGAATGCGGCTGCGGGTAACAGCTCGCGCCTTTGCTTCAAAACGGAAGCGCTGGCAAATTATGCGGGACGTCAGTTTGTTGAAATTTGGGATGAATTATTGCAAAAATGATTGAAACAGGCGGCCGGACTTTGTGGGTTGTCCTCTTCGGGCTTCGCGTTCAACGATACGAATTACAACTACTCGAATACGAATGCAGGTAACAGCTCGCACCTATGCTGAAAGATATTCAAAGTCCGGAACCTTGCCTCTCGGCAAAAGATAACTTATTTGAAAGGTGCCGGTAGGGAAACCGAACGCTCCGAATAGAAAGCAAAGGAAAAAGATGAAACGGATAGGAAATTTATATGATAGTATTTGCAGCCTTGACAACCTTGCCCTCGCGTATCAAAAAGCGAGGCAAGGCAAGGCTATGCAATACGGCGTAAGGCTCTTTGAAAAGAATGCGGATGCCAATATCCGGCAAATTCAGGAGGAGCTGCAAAACGGTACTTACCGGACATCGGAATACAGTGTCTTCACGATATTTGAACCGAAAGAACGCGAGATATCCCGCCTTCCATTCCGTGACCGGGTCGTCCATCATGCGATTATGAATATCATGGAGCCGATATGGACAAGCATTTTCATCCGGAATACTTACTCCTGCATCAAAGGGAGGGGCATCCACGACGTTTTATATCATTTGAAACGCGACTTAAAAGATGTGGAAAATACCCGTTATTGCCTGAAGATTGACATTCGCAAGTTTTACCCAAGCATCGACCACGATATCTTAAAGGTAATAATCCGGAAAAAGATTAAAGATATCCGTCTATTGGGACTACTCGACGAAATAATCGACAGTGCACCAGGCGTGCCAATTGGCAACTATCTATCCCAGTTCTTTGCGAACTTATATCTGTCGTATTTCGATCATTGGCTGAAAGAAGACAGAAAAGTTAAGTATTACTATCGCTATGCGGATGACATGGTGATATTGGCAGCGGACAAGGCATATCTGCATGGCTTACTGGTCGAGATTAATCATTACCTGGTCTCTCGCTTGAATCTGCGTTTAAAAAGCAATTATCAGGTGTTCCCGGTTGATGCACGCAGCATTGACTTTGTCGGGTATAGGTTTTATCATACGCATATCCTGATGCGTAAATCGATTAAAAAGCGGCTTTGCAGGAAAGCTGCTAAACTGAATAAAAAGGATTTAACAGAAAAAGAATACAGGCAACGGATTGCATCCTGGCTCGGATGGGCAAAGCACTGTAATTCGCGTCACCTGCTTAAAACGGTAATAGGAAATGAAAAAGTTCTCTGATTTTGGAATTAATACGCTTGAAAACAAGCATGTTTTCGCTGTCCCTGTCGTTTCGATAGAAGAGCTGACAAATTGCGAAATAGAAGTATTGGACTATGAGTCGGGAGTTAAAACACGTCACGGTGAAGGACGCTACATTGTAAAAGTTAAGTATGAAGGCGTGGAGCGGAAGTTCTTTACAAATGCGGCTCCGATTAAAGAGGCATTGGATAAAGTAGATAAAAAGGATTTCCCTTTTTTGACAACAATTAAACAGCAACGCTTCGGAAGTGGAAGCGGAAAAACATTTTATTTTACATGATTATGATTAATGAAGTATCGAAAAAAACGGGAATTCCGGTTAACGATTTGCTTGGCAAATCCCGTAAGCACGAGGTGTCATGCGTGAGGCAGTTATATTATAAGTTATTGAAAGAGAAAACGGGTTTTTCGACTGCAAAAGTCGCAGAACTATGCAGTAGGAATCATGCAACTGTTTTGTATGGGATTCGAAAAGTTAATGATATGTTGCAGATTGGGGATAAATACGCCGTTCGTATGTGGAATAAAATAAAAGATTTGGAAGCATGAAGAATAAAGCGAAACAGGAGGTTGATTTTTATAAAACAGTTATTTCGGCTCGATGGCGAAATGAACGATTTATTATGACACAGGCGGTTATGCATTATGGCATGTCTGGTATAAATAAATCTGATTTTACTTTTGAAGATGAAAAGGTAAAAAATTACAGTCGCAAAATGTTTACGGTAAGATGTAGAGGCAAGTTGCTCTTCAGGCGCTTTCCGGCAGACTTGCACGGGCTGTGTTTTAAATACGAAAGCCCTATTTTTAACAACGTAACGGAATAAATGCTATGATTATCGCAGTAGATTTTGATGGAACAATAGTGAAAGATCGTTATCCGGGGATCGGTGATCCCCGCCCGGGAGCGATTGAAACTCTTCGGAAATTAAAGAAAGAAGGTTACATCCTCGTGCTGTGGACTTGCCGTACAGGAAAAGAACTCGCACAGGCGGTGAAATTTTGCGCCGAGGCCGGCATCCGGTTCGATGCGATTAACGAAAACTTGCGTTACCGGGTTATCGAGCATCGGGGTAGTGATCCGCGGAAGCTGGGCGCGGATTTATATATCGATGACAGGGGCCTTATCGACATCCCAAATTGGGATGAGATATATAAGATCGTGCATCGCCGGGTGCCGGATCAACTTGAGAGGCTCGATATGTCGTATGGATTTCCGCCGGAATATTGATAAAAATGACTTTTTGATTACAATTCGTCGCTCCGGTTTGTGAAAATAGGGGCGGTTTTTATAACAAGGTGATGAAAAGCAGGAAATAATCCCGCTTTTTCAGTGTATTATGAAAACAATTGAGTAATTTTACAAAAGGGTATTAATTCAAAAATATGTTTATGAAAAAGATTCTATTAATGTTATCCTGCATGGCTATATTAGCAGGTTGTAGTAAATCGGAGAATGAGCCGGAAGTAATTAAAAATGATTATGCTAATACTAAGTGGACAGCAACTGATGATATCGCAGAATTAATTTACGGTAAAACCTGCACTACTACAATCGAATTCTTTGAGGATTACACCTGTCAAGAAATAAACAAGCGTGTAGGAATGAAATTCGGAGCGGGGACATTTGTTGAGCCCGGAACTTACAAGTTGAAAAAGGACTCTATTTATTGGACTATCGGTAAAAATACAATCGGGGGTATTGCAAAAGGAAGTGTTTTAGCGACTAATATGGGGACGGTTTCAGGAGGAAAAAGAACTTATACTAAAGAATAATAAAAAGCAACTTTGTAAAGCTGCTTTTACTGACTTGCGGTTTGATCTTCAAACGCGGTTCGAAATACAATTTGATAGATAAACAGCCCATTGCGGCTGTTTTCTTTTTGTTGTGACATTCGGGAGAGCGGCTCAAAATCGGGGGTACTCCAGCCTTGTAGGGCCGCGTAAGTATCGGCGATGATATCGTATGGTTTAAGAGCCGCAGGGGCAACGGCGGGCGGAGCATCCGCGCTTGTTCGCATTTCTTGATTAAACGCAAGGCGGACGGTTATTCGGGCGTCGCAGTCCTGATCAAAATCGGTAATGTCTTCCGCTCCCGGAATTGAAATGACAATTAGAGCACACGGAAAAGCGATCGCAGGGCGGTCGATGTTTTGATTTAATGCCGACACTCTTTCGAGTTGCCCCGTGTCAAGATCTATCCAGCGCAATTCCTTTACTTCTTTTTTCAATCGTGCCATGATGGCGGTGTAAACTGTTTTCATATCGTTTAAATAGTAATTAATTATCTTTTAAAATGCGGGTAAATTCCTTTTTAATCTTCGTATTTATGTTCCCAATTAGGACAGCCGATCGGCCGACAAAACGGCGTTGCGGCATCTGAAATTCTTTCTTCCCGTATATTTTTGCCCGCCCCCCGTAATTATGTACATGTGCATACGGTTTGTCGTTGCTTATACGAACGCCTCGGTCGGTACGCCGGAAGGTGATTGAATTTTGCAGTTCGCGTGTTTCTCCTGATAAAACCGGAGCGGTAGTACGTGCCTGCGAAAATCTACCTGTTTGACCGCTATGCCCATACCAGGAACTATCGGGATTCCTTCGCTTGACATCCTTCCAAGGATTTAATACTTTATCCGTAAACCCTTCGTCGGCAAATGACTTTTTATAGTGGTTTACAGCTTCCACCCCAACAATATTCTTTATGTCGTCTCCGGAGGCGAACTCCTTTATTTTATCCATTTTCGAGGTGAAACGCCTGTTAAACTCGTTGATATCCATTTTTTTGTTTGAAAAATCTTGTTATTATCAAATAGTTTTGTACATTTGCCTAAAATAAACGTCTTTAATGAGGCGCACGTTGTTGAAAAGCGTGTTAGCTGATTTAAAGACGTTTATTTCTTTATAATTATATTGATGGCGTATGGCTGTTCCACGCCGTTTATTACTTCCGTATTTAGCCTCAAATTCACGCCTTTGAAGTAAAGCTTGTAGTAGTAATATTTCTCTACTCCGCGCCGTTTTTTTGATGCATAATTCGGACTCTCTATATTTAATGCCGCTTCGCTCAGGAACTGTGCACGGTCGATAATCTGAAAGATATCCTTTGCCAGTTCTTTCATGTGCAATTCGGTAAAATGTCCCGTGATGCTTTTTATAGCCCTTTTAGTTACCAGTACCTGCCCGGTTTTGAAATTTTCCTTTTGAAGCTGTATGCCGAATTGTGGAATATGCTTCTTTGTCCACTCTTTTATTTCGCGATCTTTCTGCCGACGGCGGTACTGTTTGGCGAATTCGATTACTTCGTCCCGTATTTCATCTGCCGTTTCGGAAAAATAAGGCGTATTGGAAATCTTTACGAATTCAGCCGTTTTGCCGGGATTGTTTTGAAACTCGGGCGGTACAAATTCACCTCCCGGCACAGGCGTAACATCTTTGTCTGTCGGTTGTACCCGGCAGGCACAATTCCAATCCGATGGCGGCATGTGAGTATCCCACCACGGATGTTGAATCGGAAGAATCGTACCGACGTATTCCAAATGCGTCTCGCGTTTGTTCTTTGCCGTACTGATAAGATATTCGAGATTGGGATACAGATGTTCCGTTTCGAGATACTTTTTATAATTCACGGCGGCGCGGGCGGATCGTATGGCGGTGTTATACTCGGTTTGTAACCAGTTGACATTATAGTCCTTTGATATTTGCAACGCCTGTTTTTTAAACTCCCGGAATGAACGTAAATTACCCTCTTCATCATGTAATAGGGCTGCAATCTCTTTCGTTTGTTGATGATTCTTAAATGCCGCAAACACAGAAGTATTTGTCTTAAACTCATCGACAAAATCCTGTTTCTTCTTTCCGAATTCCGGCTCCTCTGAAAAAACCTTATCAATGCCTTGCTGTAACGCGTCGTCGGTAATTTTAAAGAGTTTTTTATTTACTACTTCGTCGTTACCGCCGTACACCTCTTTTAGCGCCTCGTTTAGTAATTTGCCCAGGTCGATGGAGTAACTGTCGCTTTCGTTATCTTTTAGCGTTACGCGGCCCGTAATACCGTCGATTAACCGCCTCGCGAAGCTTGTTTGTGTGCCCCGCTCCTTTGTCGGGGCGACTGCGAAAAAACGGTCGAAGAGTTTTTTGCTTTTTGGGCTACCAGGCTCATCCAGATCCGGATCATCGTCGGGTTCGGACTTTGTAGCTTGCGTACTGCGTTTTGCGATAACATCATCTTTCTCGGCTGCCGGGATGCCAAATTTTTCTTGAAAATAGTAAGCCGGTATCTCAATGACATCGGAGAGCGATATAAGTTCATCAACTGTCAGTCCTTGTATAGCCTTCGGAAATACAAACGATCCGCCGGAAACATTATACCCCCGCCGTTCGAGTATAGGTTTCAGTTTGTGATTCAGAACGCGCTGGACAAAGCGTAGATCGGATTTATTTACTTCTTCTTCGACCTCTTTATGCACTTGACCCTGCGATCGGCTTGCCCCATCCTTTGTTGTCATCGTTTGTGACAAAATTGTTATGAGCAGTTGTTCGTCGCAAGTTTCGATGAAGTCTTTGTATAAGGTGCCGCCTCCGTTCCCGGATTGAGTGGTCGTTTCGACATCCGTTTCCTTTGGCACGATAAGTGTTGCTGCCGCGCCTTGATTGTTAAAAGCATCTTGAAGCGCCTTGCGTGCTTCAACATCGTAAATGCTATATTTGCCGATTCGGAGTGGCATACCAAACAGTTCAACCATTTGCGCCCAATCACCGAAACCGCCACGCTTGAATATCGCATAGGGACATGCACGAAGGATTAACCCATGTTTGTGCTCACGCGAGATCACTTCGATTACATCCATGTCGGCATAGGATATTTGCCCTTCAGGGTCATTTTCCATTTTGGCGATCATCTTTGTCTCAGGACGTATATGTTTTCGAGGAACGGAATACACGTGCATTCCGGTTTCATCGAACGAAGGCTGTATCACGGACATATACCAAAACTTCGCTTTGGTTACTTCTTGTAATAAATACTCGAAATCTTCCGTGTCAATCAGGTCTATCATTTCCTCGCTTTCCTCGCCGTCCTGATACTGAAATGTGAGGTCTGCGCCTGTGACGGCCCGGATGCGTTTGTCTATCGCATCGCCCAGTACAGGGTCATCTATGACATCCTCATACATATTAAGAAGTTGCGTACGACGCCCCATGTCTGCGGCTTGGAGGGCCGTTCGCCATTTTCCAATATCGAGTATTTGTCGATTTACCGGCCTAACCTCGATTTGATTTACAATGATTTGCTGTTGTTTAGCAGTTGCCGTCAGTTGCTTTGTATTTTGTTTTCGTCTCCTTGACATAATTAAAAATGATTGTTGCGTTTTGGGTTTGAGTTAAATAAAATTATCCCCGTTTGCTTATCATTCGGGAGGGGTTCCAAGTCGGGAGTTACATCGCCTTTTTGTACCGATTTTAGCCAGTCGATCGCTCGCTTATATCGTTCCATCCGGAGGCCTAAATCCGTATTAACATTGCAGATATTTACGAAGTGCCAAACTGCGATATCTTTCAGGAAAATTACCAGAAGAGAGTTTCGACGGTTACCTTCTTTTTCGAATTCACCGGAGATATCATAAGCTCTGAGGTATCCTTTCGCTTCTGCGAGGGCTGCATCAATGGCCGACTGTAAAATAGTGTCATCGCCGTTTGTTATCACGTTGATTTGCTCCTGATACAGATGTGTTTTTATTTCGTCAATCGTTACGTAACTCATAGCTTTGCGTATTTGAATTGTGGATGACTGTTGACTTTTGTCTGCGTATCATAAAGACAAATGCGTGAAAGCTTTTCGAGAGTGATGTGCTGCTTGATAATGCCGGCCTTTTTAAGCCGTTGAATATCTTTTCGATTGAATGTCCTGTATTTTCCGCCGAGAAAATAGACATACGTCCGTTTTCCTTTCATCGCGCCATTCCCGGCGGCGAGCCTCTCGGCTCTCCTGACGGCGCGACGGAAGTGGGAGAGATTCGCGCGGTACCGCGTGCGTAATTCGAGAAACTTAGAGAGAATCTTTACAATTAATTTCTTCATTTTAATATCGTTTTTTATTGACATGCAAGATGCCGGTTATAATCGTGTCACCAGCCAAGGTGAGCATCTTATTATTGGTGATAAATACGCCACCTTCCACGGCATCGGGGCCGTCGGCAGGGCTGTTAAGCGCGGGGGAAACAAGCAGGAATTGTTCTTCGAGCCGTTTCATGTGTGGGTTATCTTTCTCTTTTATATTTAAAATCAATCGACCTGTACGGTTTAGCGGCTCCAGGTTACCTTCAATTCGTGAGAACTTGTCCGGCTTTTTTCGTGTGTCGGGAATGACTCCGATGTGATGCGCTCTTTCCTGTCCCTTACGGAAAAAGAGCGGGAGAAACACTTGTTCGTAAAAAGGGTCTTGAAGGGTGTTATTTTCGATGTAATTATATATCTGCGTTTTGCCCTTCACGTAATCTTCGATTTCATAAAACCAATCCACAAACTCATCATTTGTTACCCGATCGAGTCTGCCGGTTATGACATAAAACTTACCTTCAAGCGCCCCGATAAGCCAAAGCGCTTTTGTGCTGTTCTTGCGATCTGTTTTGTTGTTCGATGGCGACGGGTCGGCATAAGCAACAAGGAATCGGAATTTATTGAGCGGTGGAACATCGCCATAAACCATTTCTTTAAATACGTCGCCCTCTGATACCGGATTATTATAGAATTCACGTTGTCCGGCCGCCGCGGAAATAATGGATAGGAACAAGTCGATATCTTCCTCGCTGTTCTTACCCTGCCAACTTGATTTTCCGTATTTATCTCGAATGTTAATTATATCTGCGTGTCCAATTCCGATCTCTTTTAATTCGTTTGCTTTAGCGATCGCCCGGGTAATGCAACAATCTTTTGCGATGATATTCCCGTTAAATAGGATACGGTAATTATTTGACATAGACATCGTGGGAACCAACGCGCTCTCGAGCCAAGTCCATTTATCCTTTATACGTTCAGTATTGCGGGTTTCTTCGTCCGTATCAATATCATCAATCAGAATAAAGTCCGGCCGTACTTCATCTTTACGGGTACCGCGAGGCGATTGTCCTGCTCCGATGGCCCTAAATGCTACGCCCGACAAAGTGGTAAATTCCTTGTCTTCCCAATCCCCAATTTTTTGCTGTATGCCGTAATCTTGTTTTATACGGTTGTTTGCTTCGAGGTTTGCCCGTATTGGGTTAAGCAGACGGATGGCATTGTCCTGACTGTTTGAAATAAGTAGTATGTTTCTGATTTGCCCCGTTAAAGCAAGCTTGGTAATTTCCATCATCGAGCGGGCAGATTTCGCAAGCTCACGCGCCCATGCCCGGACTTCGTACCAGCGGGCGTGCTTCATAATGCGGGTTGTGGCTTTTCTGTGAAACGGTGCCGGCTCAGATTTGTAGTATTGTTCGAAGTAATAAGCAAACCACGCTTCGTCATCGGCTTCAAGCCGTTTCTTTCGGGCCTGTATTTCAGCAAAAGTATCGTCTTGGTTTACGGATGTCGATGCAAAAATACCCCTAATTGTCTCTTCCCAGCTTTGAAGAGCATGTCTCTCGTCCGGTTTTAATCTTTTCTGTGCCATGTCAGGATATTTTTGTTTTTACATAACCATCCAGCACTGGTGCAATACGCTGCGCTTCCAGAATATCAAATGTTCGAAGCCATGATAAAAGTCCTTGAAACGTAGCAATGATATCCGCCAATCCGATATCTGATTCCATTTTGTTAATCGAAGCCGCAAGCTTTGAGATAATATCTGCCTCCGCAGACGTTGCATATCGATTTCCGTCCGCGGCAGGCCGTTCCGCAATGGTGCGGTTAACTTCGGCTAATTGTCTGTACAGATTTTTTAACTGTTCTTCTTTGGTAATGGTAATCGAAACTTTCAGGTTTTCCCAATTTCCGCTTTTCACCCACTTATTCATCGTCACGGCCGATACACCTACACGTTCGGCAATTTCTTTTTGTGTGAGATTTTCGCGCAGGAAAAGAAGTTTCGCCCATTCCTTTTTTTGTTCGTTTGTCAAATTTGCCATGTTCCCGTTTTTGATGCGAAACTACTTTTTACCCGCTTCAGAAGGAAAAAGTGTATTAAGGGTTAGAACGATCGTTATAAGGGTTAATACACTTTTTGTTTTTTCCGCCCTACTGCCATTCCTTTGCCTGAAAATTATTAAGCGACATGGCGAAAGCAAAAACATTTGTTCTGAGTGATGAATCGATAAATACATTCGGATTCCGGGTACTAACATCCGGAGCGGATATTGAGCAGTTTAAGCGCAATCCGGTGATGTATCTTAATCACGATGACTATGGAACCCCTATCGGTCGATGGGAAAACATAAGAATTGAGAACGGACAATTACTCGCGGATGCAGTATTCGATATGGAGGATGAAGAGGGAAAGAAGATTGCCGGCAAGGTTGACCGGGGCTTTTTGAAGATGGCATCTATCGGATTCCGGGCATTAGAGCGATCTGAAGAGACTAAGTTAATGCTCCCGGGACAACAATATCCGACAGTTACGAAATGGCGGCTGCGTGAAGCCTCGATTGTGGGCATCGGTTCAAATCATAATGCTATACGCCTGTACGATGAAAACGATCGGTTGCTTTCCGATGATGAAATACTGAGACTTTTCGATAAACCTAAACAGATAAATTTTGAACGAAAAATGAAAAAGGAAACATTAGCCCTTTTGTCACTCGCTGATACGGCAAGTGATATTGAACTGCATGACGCGGTTCGCAAGATTCTTGACGAAAAAAAGAAACTGGAAGATGATAAAAAAGAATTGTCCGACAAGTTGAAAAAGATTGAAGATGATGCCAAAGCGGCAAAAAAAGCCGACGCGGTAAAGTTGACCGATGCAGCGATCAAAGCTGGCCGGTTGAATGCAAAAGCAAGGGAGGCAACGTTGAAGCAATTCGATAATGATTTCGAAGCAACGAAAACTATGCTGGAAGCTATCCCTTCGAGCGTGTCCTTAAAAGATGTACTAAAAGAAACGGATAAAACCGAGTTGCAAAAATTGTCCGACATGACGTGGGATCAACTCGACAAAGGAAACAAACTGGCTGTGTTGAAAGACAAATATCCGGACTTGTATAAGGAGAAATTCGACGAACAATTCGGGCAAAAATAGTCTGCTAACTCGCGGTTATTAAACAAACATTTTAACAATAACAAACTTACTTAACGATGAAGAAAATTTCAGCAATTATGTTTAACCTGCTTATCGGTGTAATTTTAGCGACGGTAACAGGCGGCGGCCCTTTGGCCGCTGTGGGGATCGGCGGCGCATTGTCGCTCATTCCGAAACCATCAACAAATATTCTCCCCATGGCTATTCAAGTCGAAATATGGGAAAAGGATATAGTTGAGGGCCTTTGGGCAGATAACGCCTTTTTAAATTTTGCGTATAACGCAGATCAATATGTGCTGCAAGGCAAGGTGGTACATATACCGCAAGCGGGCGCTCCTGCAAATACGGTAGTAAATAGAACGGAATTGCCGGCAGCGGTTACACAGCGTGCAGATGTAGATGTGACGTATGCTATCGACGAAATTACATCTGATCCTATCCTGATCCCTAATGCTGACACGATAGAGTTGTCGTATAACAAACGTACTTCGGTTACCGAGCAGATGCGTAAAAACATGTACGAGGTGTCTGCTTTGAATATGCTCTACAGGTGGGGGCCTGATAAAGCGGAGCGTATATTGCGTACTTCCGGTGATGCCGTTACGGCACATTTGCCGAGTGCAACCGGAAACCGTAAGTCTTTTAAACTTGTAGATGTCAAAAAGGCGCAAACGCAGATGAACAAAGATAACGTGCCGAGTGCGGATCGTTATCTGATGGTCGATGCGGAAATGTACGATCAGCTGACAAATGATATGACAGCAAATCAAAATCGAGACTTCCTTGCCGCATACGACGAAAAAAATGGTATTCTCGGGCGTATTTACGGATTTAACGTAATTATGCGCGCGCAGGTATTGCGATATACCAACGCCGGAACACCCGCCAAAAAGCAATGGACAGGAAATGGGGCCGCTACCGATAATGCCGCCGCTTTGGCGTGGCAGAAACAAAGTGTCGAACGTGCATTAGGCGATGTAAAGTTCTTCGAGAACATTGGCGATCCTACTTTTTATGGCGATATCTATTCGGCATTGATCCGTTTGGGTGGACGTATTCGCAGGGACGATGCCAAGGGGGTATTAGCTATTGTTCAGGATTCTGTAGCATAATAGCACATGAAAACAAGCGACAACGGCATCAAACTGATTAAAGCGCATGAGGGCTTTGTCCCTCGCGCTTACCTTTGCCCGGCGGGCGTCTGGACGATCGGTTACGGACACACGGGCGGCGTTAAAAACGGTGATAGAGTGACCGAATCGCGGGCGGAAAACTTTCTGCGTGAGGATGTTCTCACGGCAGAAAATGCCGTGAATGCGACTGGCCTGAAGTTAACACAGAATCAGTATGATGCCCTTGTTTCGTTTGTGTTCAACGTCGGTACCGGGAATTTCAACCGTTCGAGCCTGCTTCGAATAGCAAAATCGAATCCGTCTGACCCGCGTATTCAATTTGAATTTTCCCGGTGGGTGTACGCTGATGGAAAGATTTTACCGGGATTGGTTAAACGGCGTAAGGCGGAAGCTTCTTTATATTTTAAACAATGACAGAAACAATAGTTACAGCCGTAGTAGGCATATTGACAAGTGTGGGCGGTTATTTTGTCGGCAGAAGGAAGCGGCAGAATGATTTTCTATCAGAATTGCAGGGGAGTATAGATATGCTTTCCGCTAAAAACGCGAAATTGCTTGAGGATATTGTTGAACTGCGTATGCAAAATGCGGAACTTCTTGCAAGCGTAGCGTCTTTAAAGCTGCAAAACGAATCTCTTAAAAAAGAAATATCAGAATTGAATGCAAGACTGGAAGAATTAAAAACGATGACGACAAAATGAAAAAATTTATCGGTATATTTTTGTTAGTTGTCATCCTGACGGGATGCAAGACACAAAAGGTATTCGTTCCTGTTGATCATGTTACAACCGAGTATCGCGATCGATACAAACTCGACAGTATCTACTATCGAGATACGATAGAGATTACCAATGCAGGGGATACAATTTTTAAAAATGTCATCCGGTGGCGTGAGCGGTTTATAAGGGATACGGTATATCAGTCTCGCACTGATAGCATTCCGGTTATCATTGAAGTTGAAAAGGAAATCCCCGTAAACTACTTAACGAAATGGCAAACGATTCGGATATGGATCGGAAACATTATACTTATTATTCTTGCCGCACTTGTCGGTTGGAAACTGATTAAACTGTATTTAAAACTCAAAAAATAAAAATTATGGCAGAAAAAACAATTGCAAAACTTCGGGTTGTCGAAACTGAGTTTGCCGATCCGATCGCTAACGAGGCGGGAATCGCTACCGCTATATGGGCGAAACAGCCCTTAACATATAGGGAAGATGCTGTTGAAATCGTACAAGGGGAGCCGGAGGAAGAACCATTATACTCTCATGAGAACGATGCACCTGAGGACGTAGATTATGCAGGCACCGGAGTGTCTGCAACAGGCTCTTTTATTAAAGCTACACGCGAGCAGATGGTGGGTCTTATGGGCGGTAGTGTAGTCGGTGAAGGCGAAGCTGCACAGTATGCGCATCCTGCAAGTCTTTTAACTCTTAACAAGGCTATTCGTTTTACTTGCAAGGACGGGTCTAAAGTGATTATCCCTAACGCAAAAGGGTATGTCCTCTTGAACTTGAATATAGGTAAGGGCGGTTTGGGTAAATTTCCTTTTAGATTTAATTGCCAAGCCGCATCTCCCGATTGGAAATGTGATATTTTGCTTTAATATGGATGCACGGTTAAAAGCGGCAAACGCAATATTGGAAAGGGGCGTGCGGTTTAGGCTGCCCGCCCCTTTTTACAAGCGATGGCTGAAAAAAGATTACGTAACAATCCGTCACCTGAAAGCGGGCACCATCTTGGAGATTTCGAGCGTGGTATTGAATTCGAAATTAGAGGAAGCCATTACACTTGGTGATTATGAGTTCCTGCATAAAGCTATCGAACCTTGTGCCCGGTGTATTGCTATCGCGATTTTGAATGATAAGCGCGATATCGAAAAGAAAGCAGGGAGGCTTACGAAACGGCTTTTGTGGAAGGTTAGCGATGAAAGCATGATTGATATTTTCCTGAAAATATCAATCATGAATCGCGTATCGGATTTTACGATTATTACCAGATACCTGTTGAATCAGATGATGACGATGATGAGCAGGAAGAATTTGGGGCAAGTGGACGACGGGAGTTAAAAGGCCGGATGACAGGCCTGCATAGCCCGTGGGGATTATTGGGCGAGATAATGAAGGAACGCGGATATACGCATGATTATGTTTTATGGGGTGTTTCCTGGATAAATTTATTGATGGAGCGGGCCGATGCTCCGAGATATACAAAAAAACAGTTTGCACCTTTCGTGGATGGGGCAGGCGGATTAAAACAACGATTAAGACGATAACGGTATGGCAGAGGAACCGGTTGAAATAGATATTAATTTACGGCAAAACGTCGATACGGAAGCGGACAAAGCTTCCGAGGCGATTGCGCGGCTTACGGCAGAAAGCAATCGTGCACAGGAGAATGCTTCGCGGATGATTATCGTGCAGCGGGATGTAGTCGCCCGGCTGAAAACAGAGATTGAATCGCTGCAAAAGTCGTTTAGTAATATCTCTGTCGATACCGGCGATGAAAAGGCGGTAAAATGGCGGCAGGAAACGTACCAGCAAATTCGTTCGCTCAATATCGAATTGACAAAGCAGGAAGGCATTCTCTCCGAACTGGAAACAAGAAATAGTGCGCTCGGGGAAACAAAAGCAAAGCTTATCGGAGAAATAGAGGGGGTTGGTACTGCAATGAAAAATCTTACTGCCTTGGGACGCAATGAGAGCGAGCAATACAAAGAATTGGAAGCGCAACTCGGGACACTCGCGGATGCGTATCTTTCCGTTCAGGATGAGCAGGATAAGATTGTTGAGGCCCGTGTGAATCTTGAATCGTTTTCCGATTCTTTAAACGGTGTGTCGGATTCGATTCAAAACGGCGTTAAGGAATTCGGAACTGCGTCGGATAAGACGTCGGAATTTACGGATAGCCTCGAGGCGGTCGGCAAAGCGCAGGCGGTTGTCGAAGCCGGGCAAAAAACAGTTAACGATACTGTTAAAGAGACGGCACAAGCTACCCGTAGCGCCTCGCAAGAAACGCAGAGATGGTCTGCATTAAATCAAATTCTTGCTAAAACATTCAATATTTCCAATGCCGCCGCGCAGCGGTTGATTTCAACCCTGTCGCTTGGATTAGGTGTTGCAATATCCTTTGTGACAAAATTAATTCAAAAGCAAATAGAGAAATGGCAAGAAACAAAACGCGAACTCGAAGAATATAATAAAGCGACCGCCTCAAATGCTGCGTCTCAAACTGCAAACTATGAAAAACTACGCTCATCATACAATAAGCTGGGCGATGATGTTAAATCGAAAGAGAAATTTATACGCGATAATCAAACTGCTTTTAATCAGCTTGGCGTTGCGATAAATGATGTGAATTCTGCTGATAATCTATTTATATCACAAACCGAAGCCTTTAAGTCTGCTATTGAGCAGCGTGCAAGAGCCGCTGCGGCTATGGATATGGCAACGGAAAAATATAAATCCGCCATGCAAAAACAATCGCAAGCCGATGAACGGGAAAAGAATCCTAACGCTTGGGAGCAGCTATCGACGGTATCTGATTTTTATGATCGAGACGGCAAACAAGTTTTACGCAATAAGGGGGCTGTATCTTCTGCGGATAAAATACGTGAACAAGCACGAAAAGAAGAACAGGCTGCTAACGATTATGTTAATCAGTCTGTGTCTTCACAGAAAAAGGCTGCGGAACAATTGAAAAACGCTAATATCGATGCCGCAAATGAACTAAAAGAAGGGACAAGGGTCTGGTGGAAATGGCAAAAGGAAATTGCCCAGTCTCGATTGGATGCTTTGAAAGATACGGATAAGAACTCGGCAGAGTGGAATAAGTTGTCGGATGAAATCCTGACGGCGGATAAGATGATTAAAACCTTTGATATAACCGGATCGGATAAAAAGTCGTCAACTGTAGCTAAAAAGAAAGAGACGGCTGAGCAAAAGCTACAAAAAATGGAAGTTGACATTCAAAAGGAGATTAATGCTTCCGTTGTGGCCGCTATGCAGGAAGGGCGAGACAAAAAGCTTGCAGAGTTGGAGGCTGATTATAATGCCCGTAAGGCTCTTATTCAGCAACGACAGAGTGAGATCGAACAACTTGAAAAAGATACCGGCGTCGATGGATCAACACAAAAAGCCGCATTGGACAAACTTTCTGAGAGCGAAACAAAGAAGTATAATGCACAGATTAAAGTTATAACAGACGGCTCCCAAAAGGCCCTTTCGGAAATTTGGAACGAAGTTAACTCGCGCTTTCGCACTGAAACCCAAAATCGATTAAATGAAATAGATCTATTTTATAAAGAGCAAATCAAAAAAGCAAAAGAAAATGGGGCTACGCAGGAGCAACTCGATAACCTTTCCGTTTCCCATACCCGGGATATCGCACTCGAAAATCAGCAAATCGCCCTTGAGACGCTCGAATTTGCTTCACAGGTTGATATACGCCGTGCCCATATACAGGATAAACGCGTTTTGTTTGAGACGGATCGGGAAGAGAAAATATTAAAAATACAACTTGATTCAGCAAAGAAACGGCTTGCGAAGTTGGAGGACCTGCAATCTTCCGGAGTTGATTCCGGTAAGGATATCGAAGTCGCCAAAGTTGAGATCGAGGGGTTAAATGCAGAACTAAATAAAATGCCATCAAAGAAAATAGCTGAGGTGGCTGATAAGTTGCAACAGGCGTTCTCGGGAGTAGGAGACTTTGCAAGTGTTTTTGACGAAGATTTGGGTACCTTGTTTGATATGGCTTCCTCTGCGGCTGGAGGTATAGCCGATATCGCTTCCGGTAATTATATCCAGGGCGCACAAAAGCTACTGTCGACGGTTGGCAAAATTATAAATGCCAACAAGCAGGCAAATGAGGAGATTCGAAAGTTTAACCTCGATCTTGCGCAGCAGGCTATTGATTACAGCTTGGCTGTAATACGCGCTATTAAAGATGTAAAGAGTGAGACGGATTCGATCTTTATCGATGATAGCACCAATACGCTCACGCAAGGCATGTCCGGTTATAACGCTGCAATTGAAAAGCAGTCCGAATTAATGAATCAGCTGGGAGATGCAACAGTTAAGACGGGTGTTAAAAAGAAGAAGTTTTTAGGAATAACTTATGGCACGAAGGACGTGTATTCTAATCTACTGAAATCTTATCCCAAATTAATCGATAAGGACGGGGCATTGAACCGGGAACTCGCCGAAACGCTGCAAGCTTCCGGCAATCTGAACGGTGAAACGCAAAAACTAATTGATAATATTTTACAGGCACAGGATGCCGCCAACGAGGCGATGCAGGCCGTGGAAAGCAAACTACAAAGCCTTGTTGGTTCTATCGGAACACAATTAAAAGATGTGCTTGATGATGCGTTTGCGTCCGGTACGGATTCGGCAAAGGCTATGAGGAATAACGTTATCGATATGCTTAAAAGCATTAATACGCAAAATCTTTTTAATGCTGTATTCGGATCATTGTTCGCCAACCTCGAAGGACGAATGAAAGAAAGCTACGGCGAGGGCGGAGACCGAAATATATCGGACGATCTCGAGTGGTTCATGGGTGAATATCCTGAACTGGTCGGAGACTATAATAAAGGATTACAAGAACTTCAAAAAGCGATAAAGGAACAATATGGCGTCGATGCATTTGAGGCGGAAAGTACCCGCACGGCGGTGAATAAAGGTATCGCACAGGCGTCGCAGGACTCGTTTGATGAATTTAGCGGCCGTATGACTTTCCTCGTCATGAAAGTCTCCGGAATCGGGACGATTAATACGTCTATACTCGATACGAATCGTGAGCAGTATGCAATTATGCAAGCGATGTTGAGCCATCTGGAAACGATATCGGAAAACAGCGAGTTTCTAAGAAATTTGAAGAATATTAAAGAAGACATCGCTAAGATGAGAGAGGGGATAATTCTAAAACGATGATAGCAGGTAGTTGTATAGTTGACGGTACCGATATCGGCACCTTGGGGGCGTTTATCGAACAGGACGGGTCGGATGATTTCCTTTCGTTCCCAGATCGTCGTACGCCTGATCAAAATGATTGGGCGGAGCACGACGGGTTGGATGTTGATTTATCTGATTTATCTTTTGACGCAAAAAAAGTGACAGTGAACTACGTGATGATTGCCAATGATGAAACAACGTTTAAACGGAACTTAAATGCCTTTAAAACGATGCATTTTGCTACCGGTTACCGATCTGTTTTTGTAAAAGAATTTAACCGGACATTCCATCTGCGTTTTGTAGGATTTGCGAATTATTCTCATAAGGGCGGTCTTGCGAAGTCCGGCAAAAAGACGGGAAAAATCACAGTCGAGTATAACATGGATGATCCGTTGCAGTTTTTTACCCCCGCTATCGATACGCCTATTTCAACGCGGACAACATTGTCGTACGTGACACTTAACGGCATTGACCTGTCACGATTCGGGATTGTTGTCCGTGATATCTACTCGACTGTACTGCGCCCTCATTCGGCAAAAGCACGTTTGGAACGAAAAATAAATGATGTAAGCGGAGTGATAGCTGATACCGGTATTATACCATCGAGGCAGGGTCGGCAGATCACGATTGAGTGTGTTATGATGGCTGGAACATTATCGGAGTTTATGACTAACTACAACGCGCTGTTTAATAATCTTCGAATTATAAAACCTGTGAAACTTGGAATAACCCGTACTGCTACTATGATACAATGTTATTATTCAAAGATGTCCGGTTTAAAAAAAGAAACACCTTTCTCCAGAAAGATAAAAATGAGCTTTAATCTGATTTTACAAGAGGTGACACTTATGCAGTTGTTGCGCTTGTTATCTTCGCAGCGAGGGTTAATAGTGACGGAAGATTATAATTATATCGAATTGAATTATTAAATATATGACAGATATACAAAAAACAAGAATAATTGAATTACCTGATGCGACATCGTTGAGGGGGGGGTACACAGTTGCCGACGATGGTGTGAAAACGTCAAAAGTAAGTCTTGAATTCCTCGAATCCGCCGCGTCGGGGCATCTCGGTTGGTACGGTGTCGAGCGGGATTCGTCGATAGCCAATTCGGCATGTACAAGGATAGGCAAACATGAGTTACATGTAGCGCTTCCTATACAAAACCGGATGCGGCGTTGCCTGCTCCGTGATGACGGGACAGTAAGATACTACCTGCACCCTAATGACAGTTCGAAAACAGATACGGGAATGCCGGCTGACTTATCCGGTGCACAGGGTCAGGTAATGGTAGAAATACCGGAACATTACTGCCGTTTCGAAACGGAAGGAACCATTTCACGCGTGAAGTTCTCGGAGTTTCCAATACCGGGGTTTCATAAAGTGCAAAAATGTTACGTCTCTGCTTATGAGGCAAGCGTGCAACGTTCAACAAATAAATTATCATCTGTTGTAAATCTTTCAGCTGATTATCGGGGAGGGGGCAATCAGTCCGGTTGGGACGGAACCTTCCGCACCCAGTTAGGCCGGCCGGCTACGAATATTTCGCTTACAAACTTCCGTACTTATGCCCGTAACCGTGGGGCAGCGTGGAACTGCTATGTGTACGATGTGCATAAGACGGTTACTTGGTTATATTTTGTTGAATATGCTAATTTAAATTGCCAGCTTGAGTTTAACCCCTCCTTGAACATAAATGGTTACAGGCAAGGCGGATTGGGACAGGGGGTAACAAATATGTCGAACTGGGATTTGTTCGGGTATTATCCGGTTATCCCGTGCGGAACGACCAATAGCCTCGGAAATAAATCCGGAGTAATAAGCTATATAGTAAATAAAAATGATGAAGGAACAAATCAACAGGTATTGAATGTGCCGTCTTATCGAGGTATTGAAAATCCGTTCGGGCACGTGTGGAAATGGATGGACGGATGTAAATGCCGTATTCAGGCAGATGGTGCAGGGGGGCTCTCTGAATTTTACGTATGCGACAATCCTTCCGCTTTTCAAAGCGACAACTATGATGGATATGTTTTGCGGGGTGTGCTTCCGCGAGAAGAAGGGTATGTGAAGCGGGTTATGGCGGGCGAGTGGGGCGATATTATGCCGGCTGAAACAGGCGGTAGTTCGGTTACGTATTTCTCCGATTACTACTATACGTCTATACCCGGTTCAGGGGAATCACAGAGGGGCGTTCTGGTCGGTGGCCTTGCGCATGACGGTGCGAGTGCGGGTCTCGTTTATGCGCTTACGAATAACGCGCCTTCGAATGCGCTTGCGACGATCGGTTCCCGGCTTTGCTTTTCCCCCGCGTAGCGGGGCGAACGCGTCCGGTAAAAATATAGGCTGTTTGCTTTTGGGCGTTCTGGTCGGTGGCAATGCGAATAACGGTGCGAATGCAGGTCTCGTTTATGCGAATACGAATAACGCGCCTTCGAATGCGAATGCGACGATCAGTTCCCAGCTATGCTGAAGAAATATAAATAAAAGCAAAGGCCTTGCCGCTTGGCAAAAGATTACATTTAGTTATAAGGGTATTAGTATTCCGGATTCGGGAAAAAGTTCCCTATAAACAAGCAAAGATTAAAACTGTAAAAAATAAATATATGAGAGCGAACTCGGATCATAGGCCTCGGGCCCTTTTAGATTTAGGAGACGGTACCTGGCATTTCAATTACGATATAAAAAAGATTGAATCGGAGGATGAATCAGGTAAAAGAATTTCGTATGAATATCATACCGTACATGTTCATAATTGTTCATATGCTACGATTGTCGGCGCGATGATACGGAATCGATATGTGGTTGATGAAGAATTATCCCTCCAGCGACAGCGTAATGAAAAACCGGCTGAGTTTCAGTCGTATTTTGACTATTGTGAAGAATGCAAGGCGATTGTTAAGAAAGAATTAGGATTATGAACATATACGATAGTACAGGTAAAGAGATACTCGATATACTTGTAGATGACAGCAGCGTGCGTTATCGCTCGATAATGAGTGATGACAGCCTGACGCTCGACTTTTCAACAACGGGGCCGGTATCGGTTCCACGCTGGGCGTATTGTGTATATGAAGGTGCCCGGTACACGTTGTTCTATACCGAGAACTTTAAGAAGAATAACACACGAGATTTCGAATATACCCTTACGCTGCACGGATGGCGCGAGTGGCTGAACTTTGTTAAGTTCAAAGATGTCTCTTCAAAGCCTTACAGACTGAAATTTAGCCTTACCGCTACACCGCGCGAGTTCATGTCCGCTCTGGTGGCTTGCTTAAATCTCGCTGATCCGATGGGCGGATGGGCGGTGGGCGATTGTATCGAAGCAACAGAAAAAGCGCTATCATTCAATCATGAATGGTGTATCGATGTCCTGGGCCGTTTCGTTTCAGAATTTAATACAGAATATGAGTTTGAATCGAAGATTGTCCATCTTCGAAAAGTTGAAAAATATAAGGGTGATCCGCTTCCGCTCAGCTACGGAAAGGGTAACGGTTTTAAATCGGGCGTCGGACGGTCGAACGAAGGGAATAAACAACCGATCGGGAAGTTGTTTGTCGAGGGTGGCGATCGGAATATTGATTATTCAACTTACAAAAGCAATACGCTGTTACTTCCCAAGTCTGCCACGCTCGAATATAACGGTAAAACGTACAGGACGGATGCGGACGGGGTGTATATCACCCGCGACGGGAATAACAATATAGGGGAAGATAGCTACGATGGTAGTTCTCATTACCCGAAACGTGTCGGTACCGTGTCGGAGGTGATCCCGGTCGATGCTCCTAAGAATTTCTATGACATAAAAGACAGCAGCATCCCGGCATCGCTCGATTATTCGAAATGCAGAATCGGCGGCGAAAAGGCGACGATCGTCTTTCAAAGCGGGGTTCTTGCTGGACGTGAATTTGATCTCGAGCAAACCGATATTGCGCTTACCGGATATATTCATTCAGAGCGTCGTTTTAAGATTGTCCCTGCCGAACTCGACGGTTACATGATGCCCGGTGGCGCATTTGTCCCCGCTGTGGGAGATAAGTACGCGATCTTTAATATCTCCATGCCGTCGGCGTATATTTCCGACGACGCAACCAAAACGGGCGCCAGTTGGGATATGTTCCGGGAGGCGGTAAAATACTTTGCCGAAGAGGAGCAGGATAAATTTAGCTTTACCGGCGAGTTGGATGGCGTGTGGAGCAAATCGCGCTGGCTCGAGATCGGCGGAAAGATCGTCCCCGGCGGGCATGTGTTATTTTCCGATCCGCAGTTTCAGCCCGACGGCGTGCTGATTCGGATAACGGCCGTAAAAGACTATGTTAATAGCCCGCATAAACCGGAAATCACACTAAGCAACGCGCCGGTATCCGGATCGTTTTCTGCCGACTTGGGGAAGATTGAAGCGGGGGAAGTTATCCGGGAATCAGATAAAAAGGAAGTCATTAGGTATTCAAAACGTCAGTGGCGCGATGCCCGCGAAACAATGTCGATGTTGCAGGAATCGTTGTTAAATTATTCAGGAAGCATCAATCCGATCACCGTCCGAACAATGCAATTGCTCGTCGGAGATGAGGGCCTACAATTTCGCTTTGTAAACAGCAAAACCAATCCGCAGCGGATTAATCACGATGTTTCTTTCAATGCTACTACAAAGGTTTTAACAGCCGCGAGTGGGATATTGCAGCACATGACGCTCGGTATTACGACGCTGAAAAAAACACACGCCGCGTCAGAGTATAAGTACTGGGATATGTCCGCTTACGCATCGCCGGCATTGGAAGCGCACAAAGCATATTACCTGTACGCTAAATGCTCCAAAACCGGCACAGCGGGCACGTTCTTGCTTTCGGAAACCGCGATCGCGATGGAAAGTGTAGCAGATTACTATCATTTTCTGCTCGGTATTCTCAACAGCGAACAGGACGATGACCGTTCCTTTGCCCCGCTTTACGGTTATACGGAAATCTTGCCGGGCCGCGTCACAACTGATAAAATTGTCAGCCAGGACGGTAAAACTTATTTCGACTTATTAGGGGGTGTCATTGGTGGAAGGATTAAATTCCAATCAGGAGGCGAGGATAAGGATTTAGGAGATTGGGCCAAAAGCGCAGACGACGGCATCCAGGATGCGAAGGACAAAGTTGATGATTTGCAGACAGGGGGTGTGAATTTATATTTAAACAGTAATAAAAAAGTAACTAATGCCGGATATGGTTTAACAACTTATTCGTTTGCTCCCGGTACCGAGTTAATTGCCGGTGAGGACTATGTTTTATCTATTAAAGGAACACTTACTGATCCATCTCAAGATGGTTTTTATATTAACGTACAAATCAACGATGGCTCTTGGTCTGCATTGGTAATAGTTGGTGAAGCTGATAAAGACGTCGATGGTGTATATCGGAAAGTGTTTAAAATGCCCTCTCTTGCAGGAATTGACACGCATAATATTTCAGGACTTTATTCAAATCCTCCCGGCACTTACAAACAGTCATCGGTTGATTGGATAATGCTGCAAAAAGGTAATAAACCTTCTATAAGTTGGCAAGAAAATCCCGCCGACACTCAAGCTCGAATTGCAGATGCAAAACAAGCTGGAAAAGATGCGCAAGATTCGATTACAGAAACAAACGCTACCGTTTCGGGATTGAAAAACTTTACAGATACGTCTTTCAGGGACGGAATAATAGATAGGACGGAAAGCGCAGCTATCGAAAAATATAAAAACTCTCTCAATGAGACAATGTTAAAGGCGGAAGCAAGCTATAACAAAGTGTACGGGAATAGCTACCTCGAAGGTTCCGCTAAAACGAATTTGCTTAACGCGAAAATAAATCTTTGGGGCGCGCGTGATACTCTGCTTTCTTCGATAAACAGTGCAATCGCAAACGGCGAAACGACCGCGGCAGAAAAGGCAGATGTCGACAGCAAATTCAGCTCATTTAATTCTTATATGTCCGCTTATCAATCGGCATTAGAGGAAGCGAATAAAGCGATACAAGTTAAATTAGACAGCCTATCGACCGACAAAGCTAATAATGCTAAATCCGATGCAATTAGTGAGGCTAATCAGTATACGGTTAATCAGCTTCGAAGGACTGAAACAGTAATAGATGCTCAATCCTTAGATGTCAACACGTATTATCCAGTTCTCATAAAAATGTCTTCGGCCGTCCCTTATCGAATCAAGTTATATCGAACTTTATCTGGTGCCGCTGATGGTATTCCTTCGTGGAGCACCCATACGGGTGGTTTTTCTGTTAACTGCGAATGGACAAGCATCGGGTCAGGTTGGGGGACAATTGATGTTAGAAGAATCATTGAACGATTTTCTATCAGATTTGTAAATGGTGAAGCAGTAGGTTCGATAGGCCAAATGACAAATAGTAGCTATGAATATATTTACGTACGCGGCGGTTCTCGGTATCATTTTATAGTAGAAGGAGGAACGGGTGTGGAGGTATCTCTTAAAACAGAAGCCTTCACAACATATAACGAATCGGTCGGCCCAATATCTTCTGGAATAGTAGTGCCGGTTATCACGACTGATGCTATTAATGCCGTTGCTGCCGATGCGCAGGCAAAAGCCAATGAGGCCAAAGCCAAAACGCAATATCAAACCCTTATAGACGGCGGTCTAATATACTCTGCAATCATGAAACTGTTCGATGCCGGCGGAACGGGTAACGAGACTGCAGGGATAAGCGGAGTTGTCAACGGCGATACTAATAATCCCGCATTTTGGGCAGGCGGAACCTATGATGATGCGGTAGCCGGCATTGCGAACATTATACATCGTTTCAATGGGAGTAGTAAAATCGGAGTGTTTTTTGTTGAAAAAGATGGAAAAATAAGAGTCATTGATCCGGGCACTGGCGAAACAAGGTTCCTTTTTAATAATGCAAATATTCCGACACTTTCATCCCTGCTAAATTCAAGCGGGTACGGGCAAACGGTTAGTAATGCAGAGGAATTAGATACAGTTACCACCTACGAACTTCCGAATAAGCTGACAGTAACAAAAGAAGGTTCTGAAATTATATTTAATGCGTCTTATCTTCAAATAGCCCTTCAGGGCAGCTATGGTCAGAACGGCGTAGTAGTCATTCGGTTGCACAAAGATGGAGAACTCTATGCCATAGGAGAAAGACTTAGCCTTACTTTATCGTCTTCGAGCGGGACATTTAGAAGGGAAAACATAATGAATAATTTTCCCAACCTCCCAACGGGTACATATTCAATCGTCGTTGCTGTATCTGGAAATGCTACAAGCAAATTTGGGCATATCGGAGCATCTACGTTAAGCTGGCGTTTCGCGGGGGCGAAACAAACACAATTCGGATTAAACGGCTTTACTTCTTTCTTCTCTAATAATCACATTTATTTCACAGAATCCGGCGGGTTGGATGTTCGGGGCAAAGTGAATATGCCGGGTGTATTGGCGGCAGGGAGAGCAAGTTCTCAAGGGATAATGCAATACGGATGGAAAATGTCTAAAATATCGAATTTGGATGTGAATAAAAATGGCACAGGTAGGTATACTATTACACACAATATCGGGCACCAGAAATATAGCCCTATAATCATCCAGTTAGGACAATCAGTCTTTCCATCAGTAGATTATATTGGGAACTATGCGGTTGAATGCTCGTTTTGGGAAAAAGACTCAGGTAACCTAACCGATGCTCCATTCTCTTTTACCCTGATCGGAGAAAGCTATTAAAAAAAGCCGGATTTTTATAGTCCGGCTTTTTTTAATAGTTCTTTGAAATATTCTATTCAAAAGGCAGGAATGTAAACGCCTCGTTGAACAACCTATACACTTCTGTATAGTTCGCGTCTGCGTAGGCGGATTCAATGAGCGGCCTTACGGAATTTATAACATCTTCGGGGATATACGCAATTGTATCTGTAATTACTGTGTCAAATTGCCCTATTTGGGTTGTTTTGATTGTTGGGTCATATATTAACGTATCAGTTGTTCCTTCCTTAATATACAATAGCCGAGTAATATAAATATCATAGGCATGAGTAAAATCCCTGACATAATTGCCTTTTTGGTTGATAACATCTGTTCCCCACATTTTCAAAGCGGGGATTGTCAAATCTCGCTGTGCTTCCGAAAAACCGCGACTGGCAGTGTATATTGTTTCCTCGTTGTATTTATCGTCGCTATACCGAGTGGTAAATTGTATTTCGTGCCCTTGTTCGACAATCTCCAAAGCGGTTAACCCCGATACGGTTGCGCGCACTCCTGCGGCAGGTCTGATCAGAATCATCGCATTCGGATCGAGTTTCCCTTTGTTGGCGCTTGGTTCGTCTTTGCCGCAAGAGGCTAAAATAATAAGTGATAATAAAAAGAATAAGATTTTTTTCATAACTGAAACATTTAAATATGAGTATAAAAATATAAAATAAATATCAAATAATGAATGGTAAGGGTATAAAAAAACCCTCGCCGTCAATTCGTCAAAATACCACTCCTAACGAATTGAGAAGGTGCCACGACACCACAGCAAGGGCTATAAGCCTTTCGGTGTCGTGGCACCTATTTTTATACGGAGTGGTAGTGCAAAGATATGAATTTTGATAATATAAAAACGAAATAGAATAAAAAAAATGAAGACGCCTATAACTTATTGGGGTGGTAAACAACAATTGACAAAGCGTATTTTGTCGCTAATCCCAACGCATAAGCAATACGATGAGCCATTCTTCGGAGGTGGGGCAATATTTTTTGCCAAGCAGCCATCCGAAATTGAATTTATCAACGATGTAAATGGTGAGATGGTCAACTTCTACCGTACGTTGAAACGCAAGTTTCCCGAGTTGAAAGATGAAGTCGATTGTACGCTACATAGCGAATTTCAACACAACCAGGCCCGGGAGATATATTCCGATCCACTTTCGCATTCGGATGTGCTGCGATCATGGGCCGTGTGGATGCTCAGCAAGCAATCCATTTACTCGATTTTCACAAATGGGTGGGCGGTAAGCATCGATAGCAATAAGGCCAAGCAGGTACAATGGTCGAAAGAAACTTTCACCATTTTATACGCCCGACGCCTGGAACGTACAAGCATCTTTTGTCGGGATGCTATAAATGTCATTGAATCGACTGACACGCCGACCACGTTCCATTACGTCGATCCTCCGTATTTTAATTCCGATATGGGCCACTATGACGGATATACCAAAGAGGACTTCACCAACCTGCTAAATGTGTTATCGTCGTGCAGGGGGCGGTTTATGCTTAGCAGCTATCCGAGCGATATATTAAACGAATATGTGAAGCAAAACGGTTGGAAGTGTATTGAAATGAACATGAAAAAATCATCCGGGAAAGGGAACAAAACGGAAGTCTTAACGATTAACTACCATAAGCCGGTAGCAAGACAGATGATGCTGTTCTAA